ATGGTTAAGCTCTATATTCCTGCCAAATTTAATGGTAATGGAATAAATTCGACAAAGAGGAGGGAATTATGGATGAAAGGCGGTAATGACAAAAATTATGTTGTCTCCCAAGAGAATTGGTCTCTTCACCGTAAAGGATACCAGGATCAGCAGAGGCATCAGGAAAAAGTACAGGACGCAATTACAAAAAATTTACCAGACTTAGTTAGTGAAGAAAATATTATTATGTCCAACGGCCGAGACGTCATAAAAATCCCAATAAGATCTCTAGATGAATATAAAATTCGCTATAACTATGATAAAAACAAACATGTAGGTCAAGGAGATGGAGACAGCGAATTAGGAGATGTTGTAGCAAGAGACGGAAGTGGAGATCAAAAGCAAGGTCCTGGAAAAGGCCAAGGTGCCGGCGACCAAGCTGGGGATGATTATTATGAAGCAGAAGTTTCAATTATGGAGCTAGAAAACATGTTATTTAGGGAATTAGAACTACCTAATCTTAAGCAAAAAGAGCAGGATAATATTATTGTTGAAGATATTGAATTTAACGATATTCGTAAAAAAGGATTAATGGGTAATATTGATAAAAAGCGCACAATCCTATCAGCTCTTAAGAGAAATGCAATGGAAGGTAAACCTGGAATCGCACCAATTCACAACGATGACTTAAGGTTTAAAACGTGGAATGAAATCGTCAAGCCTGAATCTAAAGCTGTTGTATTAGCAATGATGGATACATCAGGATCAATGGGGAAATGGGAAAAATATATGGCACGTAGCTTTTTCTTTTGGATGACACGTTTTCTTCGAACGAAATATGAAACAGTAGACATTGAATTTATTGCACATCATACCGAAGCAAAGGTAGTATCTGAAGAAGACTTCTTCTCAAAGGGTGAAAGCGGAGGTACGATTTGCTCAAGTGCTTACCGAAAGGCATTAGAATTAATAAATTTAAAATATGAGCCTTCAAGATATAACATTTACCCGTTCCACTTTTCTGATGGTGATAACCTAACGTCCGATAATGCACGTTGCTTAAAGCTCGTTAACGAATTAATGGAAATATCAAGCATGTTTGGGTATGGTGAAGTAAACCAGTATAATTGCACACCATATACACAAAGTAAAACCGTTGATACTATTAAGTTTCAACGGTTTTAAATTTTGGGGAATAGTTGAATTTGAAACTGATCACGTTTTGTCCAATCGGTTTTTCTTAAATAAGTCGCTTTATCAAGTATGGTTTTTAATAAACGGTTTTTCTTTTCGATATCGTCTGTATGCCGATATGCTTCCAGTACACTTTTAACTTTTGGTACAAACTCATGGACGTTTTTCTCTTCAATTTGCTCTTTATGGATTTCCTTCTGGAGAGTGTTAATCTCATCTTGGAGTTTTTTAATCCGTTCAACAATGTTTTGTTGTCGTTCCACGAACGTATCAATATCATACACCCCACGCTCGAGTAAATCGTGAAGGTTATTCTTTTGGGCATTTAGTTCCGCAATTTCTTTTTTCTTTTTCTCAATTGCTTTTTCCTTCAGTGGAATTACTGAGGTGTTTTCAGTTTTCTTTTTAGTTTCTTCATGGACTTCGAAATGGTCAACGTATTCTTGAAGACTCTCAAGTATTCTAGCTTCTACTAAATGAAGTGAAGCCCCTTTCTGAACCCCTTTACAACTCGATTGGTTGCAACGTATCATGTTACTCGGTCTGTCTTTTCTTGGTTGATAGAGCATAGTGTATCCACATACTTCACATTGGAGGATTCCAGCCAAAGGGTTAGATAGTGATTTTGATTCAACTGTGGAAGGTCTCCACCTACCGGTGTGAGCTTTATTAGCAGCTTCCCATAAGTCCTGAGTGACGAGCGGTTCGTGTGCATTTTCTTTTATAATCCATTCCGACTTAGGCATTTTCTTACGGGCATAACTCCCGTTCCGCTTTTGATACTTCACTTTCCCCCAAATCATATGCCCTAGATAGACTTCATTTTTAATAATGGCGGTTATTNTTGACGGCGCCCATGTATTCTTTTCAGGCGGGGATACCCCCAGCTTGTCTAATTCTTGTGCAATGGTTTGTCTACCGTGACCCGCCTTCATCATTTCAAACATCTTTTTTACAACCCACGCAGTATCAGGATCCGGGTATAATCTTAATTTTTCATCTCTCAGATATCCGTAGGGCGGCTTTTTAGAGACTGATTTACCTTCACTGACCGAATTCCTTCTACCTGTTTGTAAGCGCCTTGTAATGGCTTTTAATTCTTGTCTGGCCACAAGTGATTTAACACCGAATACCAACTCCCATGACTCATCCCCTGGATCGTAATATTCGGTAGGGGTGATAATCTTTGTTCCCGAGTAACGAAAAGCTCTATCTAGTAATCCTTGATCGAGCATATCCCCACGTCCTAGGCGGTCTAAATCCATCACAAGAACAGCCTCAACTAAGCCAGCTTCCAAACGTCTTATTAGTTGTTGAATCTTAGGTCGTTCAGATATAAACTCACCGGATACAACCTCTTCATGTATTTCCAAGATATTGTGGTCTTCCTTTTTGGCAATTGCAAATAGTTGCTTGCGGTGCTTAGATAGCGTATCATAATCAACTCCATCATTAGCTGCAGTCTTTTCTTCTTCAATATCTTTACGGCTTTTTCTAAGATACACATCGATATCTAACCTTTTAGGTCTATACATACACTCACCTCTCTACATAATTAACTTGTCTATACACCAAGCCTTAAAAAGAAATGCCCCTAACGGAACATTATAGTAAGGATATAAAATCTTGTTCAGAAATGATTTCTAGTTCTTGGCCATCTTTAATAAGATCCTCGGCCTTTTTTAATTTTGTACTTTTCTTACCATCTGTAAAACGAGCAAAGTCCTGGTCACCCATTATAAGATAATTTGTCTTTTTGTTAATTCCGTTAGTACAATCGCCCCCACGGTCAATGACTAGCTGCATAGCATCTTTTCTGGCCATAGATTGGAGGGTACCAGTGAAGGCACAAGTAGCACCATAAAACGGGTGGTCCTCGTCTAATTCTGTAGCTGCAGCGACTAGCTCGCTAATATCGATCCTTTTACTAACTTTTTTCTCTCTAATCCTTGCAGGACTGTAACCATTCGAGAATAAAGATCCTTGAACAACCTTTAATTTATCGATTAGACCATCATGTGAAACAACTTCATTGTAGTTGCAAGCATTAAGATACACTTGGGCAGCTGTTCGTGCATCTTCTAAAGCATGGTGGTGTTTAAAGGTGATATTTAAGTGTCTGGCAACTACATCTAATGAATAACTCGGTAAACCAGACCAAGTTTTCTTAGCGATATTTTTGGTGCAGTTATAGAAAAGTGAAGGGTACTCAACATTGATTTCGTCCAAAGAGTGCCTAAGTACACTCATATCGTAGCTTGCGTTGTGCGCAATTACTAAACTACCATCAAACATACGAGATATATCTTTCCAGATTTCTTCGAAAGATGGCTTATCAGCTACGTCTTCAGGTGTAATTCCGTGGATATTTACACAGTACGGGTCGAAGTACATATCCGTAGGTTTTATTAAAAGATACTCCTCTTTGAAAATCTCCCCGTTTTTAACTTCAACTATACCTAAAGCACAAACACTTGAACGGTTCATATTATTGGCCACTTCAAAATCAATACACACAAAATCCATACTTTCTCCTCCCTTATAAAAAAGACACGCAAATTTTCTCATTTGTACGTGTCTTGTTGTTAATAAAAAGTTTTCAGATGGGCGACTTCTTGGGGTACCCCACAAATTCTTGAAACATCTTGAAGTGTTAAATTTTTATATTCTATTAGTGTGCTATCTTCCATTAAAAGCTCTACTGCAAAGGCATTAGCTTCAACTTCGATTTTATCAATTGAAAATAGAGTATTATTTCTTAAAAATGGTGTGTTTGATCTGGGATGTATTAAAGCATGACCTAACTCATGAGAACACACAAACCTTTGCATCTCTACGCTTAAATTTGAATTAAAAAAGATGTATTTATTCCTTTTATCGTATTTATAAAATCCGTTAATTTCTTCGTGTAGGTTCCATGGAACAACGTGTATGTTTAGGATGGAAGCGAGTTCGAATGGGTCGTTCGTATTGTGCTTTTTTATCAATTCAACAACAATTTGCTTTATCCAGTTCAAGTTAATCGCCTCACATCCCTAGTTATTTTCATCGTCTTTCCTGTATTTTTTAGGGATGTATTTCTTATTTATTCGTTGTGTTTGTCGAACGGCATACTCCATTGCTTCTATAAGAGATTCAATTGCTTCTTCGCTCATCGGCTCTCCAAGAAAACTTAAACCCCCATCACTAGATAAATCCTTTTTAATTTCTTCCATGCGCTTAGCGATATCTTTTTCATCTTTTTCACTAAAAGTTTTAACGGGTCCAGCTTTTTTGCCAGCTTGGACAACGGGCATAAGGATTTTTTCTGGGGCAGAGTACACAAAGGACGCCGCCGGTGAATTAAGCTCTGGATATTTACTGCTTAATTCTTCTCTTATGCCCTTTATTGTCGAGTCTCGTTCCAGTACTATTTCAGCCAGCGCATATTGAATTTTAGTACCTTTAGGAATTGTGGTCGCATCGTCCACTACAGTTGAACCTAAATGGTTTTCACTGTTTCGTTGTTCTTTCTTTATATTCGATAATTTATTTTTAACTTCTTCTGGTGCCTTCTCAATGTATGCACACCATATAAGCTCCTCTGCGTCACCGCCTGTTATATCTGCAATTGCTTTATTTATTTCATCAGAGGCGGGAGGAACTTTACCGTTCTGTAATCTACTGAGGTGTTCTCTGCTTGCGGATAACCCTTTCTGTAGTAAAAGTCCTGAAATCTCTTCTAAAGTGTAGCGCGACTCTTTTATGTATTTCTTCAATAATTCTGCATATGTCACCTAATCCACCTCCCTTTCTAATTATCTTATTTTTGATATATTTATGTCAATATCCGCATAGTGATATTTTTTTGTCACTTTTTGTTGACGTCTGTAAAATAAAGTGATATTATGAAATCAAATAAAAGTGATGTAAAATAATCACGTTTAAGTGAGGTGATAACATCAATGAGGAATTACTCAGATATTTTAGCCCAAGCCATCATTGAAAGTGGGTTGAAGCTTCAAAAAATTGCTGAAATCATCGAAAAGAACACAGGCAGTCGACCTACGATTGAGTACCTAAGTAGGCTAAAGAACGGAAGAATCCCACCAGCTGGTGATAAGTTAAATGAGGCTTTAGCAGTTGCAGTTGGAATAGATCCTTTAGATTTAAAAGTTGCTGCTTATCGTGAAAAAATACCGGGTGACGTTCTTGAAAAATTAAAAGAGCAGTTGGGTACAGCCTAGTCACTTAGTTTTTCCAAATAAATTAATTTAATTTAGGGGGTGATGGCAATATGTCCGCAATTAATAATGCTCGTTCGCATAAGGATGTATCAAGGGGGAATGCGGGCATGGAGATACCAAAGAAGGAACACAAAATAGGCAACACTACAGTGATAGTCCACTCGCCTCTCGTAACAATGGATTTAGAAGAAAGAAAGCAGTGGTTTAGGGATGAATGGGAAAAGGGCAACCCAGTTTTAAAGGAAATAGCAGAAGCAGTTCACGACTGTTATAAGGTTTAAAACTAACTACTTTTCGAACATCATTGAGGTCCATACCTCAACTTTTTTTGAAACGAATGGCGAAATTTTGTGCTGACTTAAAAGGATTGCCGGTGAAAGATGTCGGTAAGTTACCCCTCTTATTAGAACTATGTAGAAAGAAATCGAATAACTAAAACTATGTCGAAGGAGAGAAAATTATGAAATTAGCTACACCTGCGTTATTAAAACTAACCAATGTGCAAATTGGACAACTGTTCAACTCAATGTTCTTTTTTAGGAAAACACTAAATGAAGCTGAACAAAAGCAATTCGATCTTGCTTTTGAAGAAATAAAGTCGCGCCACTATTGCTCTGAATTTGATGGAATGGGAATGCGTCTAATGACTTGGGCAGTAGTTTGGAAGGCTAAAAATCTAGTAAACAATGGAAATTTGAAACTAGCAAAACAGTACACGGTTATAGCAGAAACACTAGAAAAAGAACTTGCTAGGTTCCAAGCTGAGAATAACCCATTAAAACGAATAGAAGCGCAAACTGCTGGAACAGTTCACGCTTCATAATCACAACTTATGAATATCAATTTGGACGTTGATACTTAAAGCTTATCATTTTAACAAAAGTGCGACAAGTTTTCTTGTCGTTGGAGTCATGGCAAATACATTGAAAGGAGGGCCCCCACCTCACTTTCTAGTCGTGGCTCGAGCGATGTGAAAACATCATGTTAATCAATGCACTGTTTGGTAGACAGTCAATGCAAAACTACCGTAGTTTAAAGCGCTCAAAGGGAGCCAACGAACCTATACATAAGAAAGGCAGGTGAGAACATGGGTAAGAAAATCACCGTTTCAGGTGAAGTTCGTTTACGAGTATCGTATCAAGTTGAGTTAAATATGTCTGAGCAAGAGTTTGATGCTTTATCAGAACGTGAACAAAATGAGCATTTAGAAAACGCTATTGACTGGCTAGAAGCTGGGAGAAATGCAGAAGTAGACGAGTTTGATGTAGATGATGTTATAGAGATAGAGGAAAAGTAAAAAAGTCGCCTTTGGTAGAGACGACTGTGTAAAACCTTACAACGATATTATATCACAATTAGGAGGCACTTATGAGTAAAATTACAGTTTCAGTCAATGTTGATTCTGCAGAAGAATTAGCAAGCACGATTTTAGAATTAGCTGCTACTTTAACTCCAAATACCGGAGGGATTTTTGTAGAGACCGACAACTCAGATAAAACCGAAACAAAACCAACTTCAAATAATAAGCAAGAGGAAAAAGCAGATAAAGAAGAGCCGCAGAAATTTACAAAAGCTTCATATTTCCATCACCCAGAGAGTGACTCTTACCTTGCATTTAAAAAAGGGGACCTTGTGCCAACAGACGCTGACTTTGAACTTTGCAAAGAAATCACTAAGAAGGATTACGACAAAGGGATTGCAGCTCAAGAAGAAGCAAATAAAAAAGAAGACCCTTCAACGGATGACGTTCCAAGTGTTGTGGATCTACGCGCCAAGGCACAAGAGAAGGCGACATCTCCTGAAGCTAAAAAAGCAATTAAAGCTTTACTTGACGAGTTTGAAAGTAAATCCATCTCAGATGTTCCAGAGGACAAGCGTGTTGAGTTCTTAGCAAGGTTGGAGGATTTATAGGATGAGTGCTGTACAGCATTCAGAACGCGCACACGCCCTTTTATCAGCCAGTGGGGCGAGTAGATGGTTGAGCTGCCCACCAAGTGCAAGGCTTGAAGAAAGCGTACCTGAATCGCGTAGCGAGTATGCAGAAGAGGGTACAGTAGCCCATGAACTATCAGAGGTATATCTTCGTAGGCGCATCTTGATCTGTGACTCAAAAGAACGTCAGAGACTTGACCGTGAGTTAAAGAAGATTAAAAAGAATGAGTTCTACAACGCTGAAATGGAGAATGCAGTTCAAGAGTATGTTGAAGTTGTTAGTGAACGCTTCATGGAAGCCAAAGCAAGATCAGTAGACGCTATAGCTTTACTGGAGGAAAGACTTGATTTCTCAGAATGGGTTCCTGAAGGATATGGGACAGGTGACGTCGTGCTGATCGCAGATGGTGTTATGGAAATTATCGACTTGAAATATGGCAAGGGAGTCCCTGTCAGTGCGGAAGGTAATTCACAAATGAAACTTTACGGTTTAGGTGCTTGGTCAGCTTATAACTTTCTATACAACATTACCGAAGTGCGAATGACAATTATACAGCCAAGACTGGATAGTGTAAGCACCGCCTCGATGTTGGTAGAGGATTTACTCGAATGGGCTGAAACCAAAGTAAAACCATTAGCTAAACAGGCTTTTGATGGTGAAGGGGAATTTAAAGCTGGGGAACACTGCCGTTGGTGCAAAGTGAAGGGGAATTGTCGAGCGCGTGCTGACGCTAACATGGAAGCATTAGCCTACGAGTTTCAAGATCCAGCGTTACTCACCAGTGATGAGGTAGGTTCGATCCTATTTATCACAGAGCAGCTAAAAGCCTGGGCTAAAGATGTTGAAGAATATGCTCACAATCAAGCACTAAAAGGTAATCTGATACCTCAATGGAAACTTGTTGAAGGTAGAAGTAATAGGACGATTACGGATAAAGAAGAAGCTATTAAAATCTTCGAAGCCGAACAGTTGGAACCTAAAAAATTCTTGAAGCCTCAAGAGTTACTTGGCATAAGCGCATTAGAAAAGAATATAGGCAAAAAAGAGTTTAATAAAATGCTAGGTAAATTAATTCTTAAGCCACCCGGTAAACCTGTATTAGTTCCTGAAACTGATACTCGCCTCGAGTTAAATAGTGTTGAAGGTGACTTTGGAGACGAGATCTTTGACTAAATTACTTTGTCGAGATTGCAAACATATAAAGATTAAAAAAGTGGGGTACGTAAGCTACCAACATTATTGCGGCATCAATCAAAAATTAGGGCTATACCCAGATATTTTTAATAGACCTCACAAGAAATGCCCATTAAAAAACTCAAATAAAAAGGAGAAAAATCAAATGACAACTGACAACAATACAACAAAAGTAATCACAGGGAAAGTAAGACTTTCATATGTACACGTTTTTGAGCCAAATTCCATCGACGGTGGAGACGAAAAGTATAGTTGCGCTATCTTAATTCCAAAAACTGATAAAGAAACGTTGCGTAAGATTAAAGCCGCTACGGATGCTGCAAAAGAACTCGGCAAAGGTAAATGGGGAGGTAAAATTCCTGCTAATTGCAAAACCCCACTACGTGATGGTGATGAAGAGCGCCCAGACGATGAAGCGTACGCTGGCCATTACTTCTTAAATGCTACGAGCAAAAACAAACCAGGTGTAGCAAAGCCGATTGGTAAAGGCGCTGATGGGAAAACGAAGTTTCAAGAAATCACGGATACAACAGAAGTTTATAGCGGTTGCTATGCAAAAGTAAGTCTTAACCTCTACCCATTCGATGCGAAAGGGAATCGAGGTATCGCAGCTGGTCTAAACAATGTTGTTAAGGTCCAAGACGGAGAGTTCTTAGGTGGACGAGCAAGTGTGAATGATGAGTTCGCTGATGAGGACTTTGAAGTGGATGGCATGGAAGATGATGAGGACTTCATGAACTAAGTGCAAATTGAGGGGATTCGGTAGAGTCCCCTTTTTAATAAGAACTATCCGGGCGAAGTAAAGATCTGATAGAAAGGTGATGAAAATGAACTTAGATACATCTTTGGAGTTAATGAAAAAGTACACTAATTGCCCTGATTGTGGCAGCAGTGCAGTCGGTAACGGAGAAGGGACCTTGATTATTGAAGATAATGTATTTGAACGGTCTTGTAAATGTGGGTGGAAAGTACTTGAGGACCACAGAATTAAGTGTGTCGCATATATGACAAGCAAAAGAAAAGGTAAAACTTCGGGTATTTATGAAGTGAAAATCCATGGGAAAGGTCATAAATACTTACCATTAAATGAACTTAAAGAGCTTTCAGGTGCTACACGTGTAAACCAAACAAAGAAGATTGAAAGTTGGTTAAATACAAAGGAAGGTCGCAAGTGGGCTTTAGAAGTGAAAGAAGCAAGTATTTATTAACCGTATCGTTAAAATCCAAAATAGGGGTGTAGCTATTGCTGGAGCTAGTTACTAAGCACGCTAGAAATTTTGTGTTAACAGAGGGTGGTCGTAAGGAGTTAGAAGGGATTTATTACGACGAGGACGGCTCAATAGGGGTGACTGATAGCCATGTACTCTTATACATTCCAAAAGCGCACAACCTTAAAGAAGCAGTAATCAGACACCATAAAACAGGTAAGAAGATAGTTGGTAAGTACCCAAATCTAAAGTATTTAATAAATCTGAACTATTCCAGCGAGATTGAACTGGACATGAACCATCTCGCTAGACACATTAAATCACTAGAAGCTGCATACGCCACTATCGGTCAAATAGGGACGTTGCATAATGATTTAACTTATAAAGTGTTAGGAACACCCCATCAAAGTTACATTTTAACACTTAAAGGCAAAATTAGCAGTGATTTTAATCCAATTTCTTTAAATGTTTTTAATCTATATAAATGTTTGTTAGTTTTCAAAGATTTAAAGGTGGATAAGGTTTATTTCAGACTCGCTGGTAGTATGTCTCCCATGTTAATTACTGACCCAGATGAACGAGTAAAAACTTTGATCTCACCAGTGAGGAGGTATTGAGTTGTTAAAGATCGTGAATGGTTCACTCGAAGACGTGAAGAAGGAACTGCAATCACTAATTAAATCTAAACGGGATTATGTAGCTGGCCTAAAGGACGACCTTAAAAATAGAAAGAAGGCGCTAAAGGCTTACGAAAAGCAACACCCTAAAAAAGGTAGAACCGACGAGGTGGACCTAGAAATATTAGGTAAAAAATCAGAGGTTCAAAAACTTGAAGAGAAAATCAAGCAAAAATCAGCAGAACGCGACGAATTTTCCCAACGTTTTTCTATTACGCATATGTTACCTGTCAGTGTCGGCGGGATTGTAATCAACTATAAATTGTACGAGAAAATGCTTAAGAAGTTAGATGGTTTCCAACTGGGGTGTGAAGTCTATAAAGGTGAATTTATACTCAACTACACAAGTAAAGTTGCTTCGGGAAACCTCGCTCTTTATGACATCAGTGAGAATTTGAACGGCATTGTGGGTATCCCAGAAGCAATAATCATTGCAGAAGAAAGCGAACCAGATTTTGAAGAGTTACTTAAGTAAGGAGGTCGTTAGTCTATGAATCAAGCGAGTATGTTGGTGGTTGCGGTAGAAGCAAAAAAGAATGAATTAATCGAGCGGTTACTTGAAATGGGCGTGTATAAACACCATGACGGTCGTGACCTCTATCAACTTACATTAGAGGAATTACAGGACAAATTTAGAGGTTCTGATGAATGAGAACGAAAAAAGGGGCTAAGTGGACGACTCTATATCGCTATGAAAATAGGAAGCTACGAGTAATCCACGAGCCTCTACGAAATTATGAAATCCACAATCTACTAAAACGAGGATGGAGGAAAACGATATCATGGCAGCAACTGAAAAAATCAGAGAAGAGATGAAAAAGAACGCCAGCAATTCTTACATTCAAGTGGTGGGTAATTTTCTTCTTCAACACCTAGAAGAGGATCCTGACAGCTCAGAGAAAGTTTTGGCCAAAGATAAGTCGATTGCAAAAAGCCTTGAGGTAATGCGCGCAGAAGCTTCTAAAAAGAAGGTTGGGAATGTCGCAGTATTAACAGATCAAGAGGGGTTTGATATCGTTCTTAAATATTTTGGCATTGGAGAAAAAGAGGTAGCTAAACCTGTTACTGAAAAAGAACTTGACTTCGAGTTTGAGGATTTACTCAAGTAAGGGGGAGCGTGTTGTGAAGCTTACTGAATTACAAGAGAAAGAGTTTTTCGCGCATTTACCTACTAAAATTAGCAAAGAACTCAATGATTACGTCATTGACCAAGTGCTTAGAAGGAGCCGTTACATCTTTACTAAACGTGATGGTGCAAAGAGGCAATGGGGGTATTGTACACATTGTAAAAGACACTATCTCACAGATAACTATAAACACAATAAAGTAGTCTACTGCAAACATTGTGAGTCTGAATGCACTGTTAAAGACAGTGGACGAGGACGAAAGTATCTTGCAGACGATGCGTACCTTGTTTGGTATGAAAAGTCACTAATTGACCCGGAAGCTATTACAGCTCGAGGGTTGTATGTAAGGCGCGATTACAGTGGCGGTTACCATAATGTACAAACAGATTTTAGTGTACAAGTGATGTACTTCTTCAAGCCGGGAGAGTGTAGAATGATTGAACCTTCATGGGGCGGCGGGTGGAAAGAAAGGAAATCCGTATTCTCAATTAGCAACAGTGTTATGCAGCACAAAAGAAGCCATTATTCTAGGGGCAGTATCGCAAGCGCTGTAAAAGGTACTATGTTTCAATACAGCCAATGGGAACACTTTTACCATGAGGATATGGTTAAATTCTTTGCCCTATACGCTAAATACCCATGCATTGAGTATCTAACTAAGTTAGGGCTTTCGAACCTCGTTAATGACAAATTAGTGGGCTTACAAATGTATCGTTCGATTAACTGGAGAGGGAAAACATTACACAAAGTGTTGAAAGTTACAAAACAAGAACTCAAAACCATCAAAGATTTAAGGGAGATGAACTACTCAGTTGACGCCTTTATGCTACATCTCTTCCAGCAATCTAAAAGAGATGGCTCTAACATTTCGATGGGCGAAGCATATCAGTTAAATACAATGATACCGAACTATTACTACGAGGAACTGCAAAAACTTCAACGGTACGCAACGATAGGACAAATTTACCACTATATGAAGAAACAATATTACGGTAAATCTAAGAAACAGTTTAGCCGTCCACAAGATGTATTAACAACATGGAAGGACTACTTAGCGGATTGCAGAAAACTTGAAATGGATTTGAACCAAGAAGGTATTCTATACCCTACTAATCTATACAAAGCACACCAGGAAACGATTAAAAGGGTGAAGTATAAGGAAGACCAGGAGTTAAATAAAAAAATTGAAGAGCGTCTCAAGGTTTTAGAGGCTCTGACCTTCACATTTAAAGGTTTGTTAATTAGACCTGCTAAATCAACATTGGAATTGATTGAAGAAGGAAACGCACTTAACCACTGCGTTGGTGGATATGCTAAACGGTATGCAAATGGAGAAACAAACTTATTTTTCATTCGAAAACTTAATATGCCGGACAAGCCTTTCTACACGATAGAAATTAAAAATAACACCATTACGCAGGCTTACGGCAATAAAAATGTAGCACCTACCAAGCAGGTAGAAAAATTCATTGATCATTTTAAGGCTGAGAAGTTGGCCAAGAAATCTAAAAAAGAAAAAGTAATACAAACAGCGTAAGGGGTTAATAGTTTAATGGTTTACTTGTTTCTAATATTACTACTTTATTTAATAGTTATGTTTCTAAGAAAAGCTTAATAAAATCGCCTAGTTGGGAGGATTGCTATGACTGTTCTGCAGATCGACCTTGAAACTTATTCGAGTATCGACCTAATAAAGAGTGGAGCGTATCGATATGTAGAAGCAGAAGATTTTGAAATACTGTTATTCGCATACGCCTATGATGATGACCCAGTACAGGTTATTGATTTAACTGCCTTCGAAGATTTACCGGAGAAGGTTGCGCAAGACTTAACGGAACCAAATGTATTAAAAACTGCATTTAATGCTAATTTTGAACGAACTTGTATAACGAAACATTTCAACATTGAGTGTGACCCAAGGCAATGGCGGTGTACTGCTGTTCATGCTTTAGCGATGGGGTTACCTAATAATCTAGACGGAGTGGCCAAAGTGTTAAATCTTGATGTGGCCAAAGACGCTAGAGGTAAAAATCTAATTAAGTATTTCAGTGTTCCGTGCAAACCTACCAAAGTAAATGGGGGTAGGACACGGAACTACCCACACCATGACCCTGAGAAATGGGAGCAGTATAAAGATTATAACCTTCAAGATGTTGTGGTTGAGAGGGAAGTTAGGAGAAAACTTGAATGGCATTCCGTCCCTATCCAAGAATGGGAGTTATGGGCGCTGGACCAACGTATTAACGACTTCGGCATACGGCTAGACCCCGTCTTATTCCAACAAGCTATCAAGTGTGATGCAGAATATGAAGCTCGTCTCATGCAAGAGGCAAAAGATTTAACAGGTTTAGACAACCCGAATAGCTTAAACCAGTTAAAAGGTTGGTTATCTGAGAATGGGTTAGAAGCGGATAGTTTAGGTAAGGACCATATGCCGGCACTACTTGAACAAGCACCCAATGATGATGTACTTAGAGTTTTAAATTTACGCCGGGAAATGTCTAAGACCAGCGTAGACAAATACAAAGCTATGGAGCGCTCAGTTTGCTCAGATGAAAGAGCAAGAGGGATTCTACAGTTTTGCGGTGCTAATCGTACATGGCGTTGGGCAGGGCGTTTAATACAGACTCAAAATCTACCTCAGAACAAAATCCCTGATTTAGAGAATGCAAGAGAGATTTTAAGAAATGGAGATTTTGATTTACTAGAAATGTTATACGGCGCCCCACCTTTCGTACTTAGTCAGTTGATTCGTACAGCGTTTATCCCGTCTAAAGGGTGCCGGTTTATTGTATCTGACTTTGCAGCAATCGAGGCACGAGTTATCGCGTGGTTGGCAGATGAACACTGGGTATTAGACGTGTTTAAAGGGCATGGAAAGATATATGAAGCAACAGCTGCACAAATGTTTAAAGTGCCATTCGAGTCGATTAAAAAAGGCCATGAAAATTATGAATTACGTGCTAAGGGGAAGGTTGCAACGCTCGCTTGTGGGTATCAAGGTGGGCCAAACGCCCTCATTCAAATGGGGGCGCTACAAAGTGGCATTCCAGAAGAGGAGCTACCTATGCTTGTAAAACAATGGAGACGCGCCAATCGAAATATCGTGAAGCTTTGGTATGCTGCAGAAGAAGCAGCCGTTACGGCAGTACGAGAGAAAACAACGGTTAAATTAGCACACGGTGTGCGGTACCGATATCAGTCTAATATGTTGTTTGCTGATTTACCAAGTGGCCGTAGTTTAGCTTATGTTAATCCAAGGGTTAAACCGGATACTAAATTCAATAAAGACGGTCTTGTTTTTGATGGTATGGACCAACAAACGAAAAAATGGGTAAGTAACCGCACTTATGGCGGTCGATTAGTCGAGAACCTTGTACAAGCAATTGCACGTGATTGTTTAGCAGAAAGTTTAGTGAGAGTAGATAAAGAAGGATATAAAACAGCCATGCACGTACATGATGAGGTTGTTCTAGATGTACCAATAGGTACTGGGTCAGTTGAACACGTAGCCGCTGTTATGAGCGCTCCTATTGATTGGGCACCAGGGCTACCGTTAGATGCTGCAGGCTTTGAATGTGATTTTTATCAAAAGGATTAGATTTACTCGAGTAAGTGAGGAGGTGGCGTAAGGGTGCATGATATCGAATTAGACATCAGTTTTGGGAAACACCGCGCCGATACAAACTGGAAAACAGAATACCTTACATGGGAAGAATTTGTAGAACGATTAAAAAAGATTCGTCGGACAAAAGAGACCATGGCGCAATATGACAAAATGCATAATATCGCTCGAGGGAAAGTGAAAGACGGTCCTGCCTATGTAGGTGGATTGGTCCGCGGGGGTAGACGAAAAAAAGAAAACGTAGATACCAGAAGCCTAATTACGTTAGATGCTGATCACCCCCATGACCTAGATTTCTTATTCGCTGTCGAACTCGTTCTGGGTGGATCTGCTTACGTGATTTACTCCACCCATAGCCATAGACCTGATAAACCAAAATACAGGTTGATTGTGCCAACGAGTCGCACTATGAACCCCGATGAATACGCAGCCGTAAGCCGGAAACTTGCTGAACAGATTGGTATGGAGTATTTCGATAAAACGACCTTTCACGTTCACCGCCTCATGTATCTTCCAAGTTGTAGTAAGGATGCGGAACACGTTTTTATTGAAAATGAAGGTGACCTTGTTTCAGTTGAGGAGTTATTAAATGAATATGAGGATTGGAAGGATCCACTTCAATGGCCAAGACATAAAGACGACAAAGTACAACGGCAAACGGCTAATAAGATGGAGGACCCGAGGTCAAAACAAGGGTTAGTAGGAACATTTTGTAGATGTTACTCGATTAGTGAGGCTATTGCTGAGTTTTTATCTGACGCATATGAACCGGTGGACGACAGCTTAACGAGGTATACCCATATAGGTGCAAGTAGTTACGGTGGATTAGTTATTTATGATGAGGATACATTCGCTTATAGTCACCATGAAAGTGACCCGATTAGCGGTATGGAGGTTAATTCCTTTGACCTTATTAGGATCCACAAGTTTGGAAAACTAGATGACAGAGCAAGTGAAAAAACGAATATTACTAAATTACCTAGCTATACGGCTATGCTCGCTTTTGCTTCAAAAGATAAGAAAGTAAAACGCGAGAAGCTAGCTGAGCTAAATGACGATTTTGCAGGGATGGATTACTCAGATGAAGACGAGGACGTTGATCCCGATGCTTGGCAAGATAAATTAGATACGCACCCAAAAACAGGTTTACCTTTACCAACGGCAAATAATGTTGAATTGTTCCTAACTAATGATATTTGGAAGGATGTCCTTGCATATGACGCTTTTGGAAATACAGAGGTCATATGCAAACCGTTGCCGTGGAGAGGTAAAGAACGCCCTAGTCGTTCATATGAACCTTGGCTTGCCGCGGATGATAAACGTCTCCAGCATTGGTTTGCAAAGACTTACAAAATAAATAGTGCAAAGACGATACAAAATGCTTTTACGGAAGTTGTCCATATGAACGCTTTCCATCCGATTAAGAATTATGTTGAAAGTGTAAATTGGGATGGCCAAGAGCGAGCAGAACGGCTGTTTATTGACTATCTCGGTGCTGAAGATACGCACTATGTTAAACAAGCTACCCGGAAAACGTTATTAGCAGCGATTAACCGGCTGTATGTGCCTGGTTGCAAGTTTGACGAAATGCTAGTTATAGTAGGGCCTCAAGGTGCTGGTAAAAGTAGTTTGCTAGCTAAACTTGGTCGTGAATGGTTTAGTGACTCCTTAAGAACTTTTGAAAATAAAGAAGCCGGAGAACATTTGCAAGCTGGATGGATTTTTGAAATCGGAGAACTATCTGCATTAAAGAAATCAGAGGTTGAAGAGGTTAAGGCATTCTTATCGAAAACAGAAGACCGGTACCGTGTGGCTTATGACAGACAAGTATCTGATTTTCCACGTAAATGCGTCTTTTTTGGTACGACGAATACAAGAGATTTTCTTAGGGATTCAACAGGGAATAGACGTTTTTGGCCCGTCGAAATTGAACCTGAAAGTGCTAAACACAGCCATTGGGAGCATTTAACCGACGAAGTGGTAGGGCAGATATGGGCAGAGGTTCTGACGTGGTTTAAGGCGGGAGAGTCCCTACAACTTGATAATGAAGCCAGAATAGAAGCAGAGAAGCAGCAAGCTTCACATATGGAAGTCGATTCAAGAGAAGGCATTATTCAGGAATGGTTGGATACGCCCATTGAGGATGATATGGGCAGAGCTACTGACGATTTAAGGGTTCGTGTCTGTGTAGCCCAAATATGGGTAGAGTGCTTTGGTAAAAAAAGAGGGGATTTAAAGCCCTGGGACTCGAAAGAAGTTATGGACATCTTAAGACGCGTACCTGGGTGGAGTGAGCGAAAAGGCAAAGCAAGAGTACCTGGTTATGGCGTTCAAAGAGTATTTGAAAGAGAAGTAAGTATAGAAGAAAAATGGGCTGTTAACCATGAGTAGTTTGTTGCCTTAATGTGGTTGCCGACCAGTTGCCAAGAGTTGCCGTTAATGTTGACGTTGTTTCCGTACCGTTGCCATTAACGGAAACTCAATAAACTCTTATACGGCAAAGGTTTCAATAGTATGTTGCTAGTGTTGCCTTAATTATCATATTAAGAATAAATATATAAATAGCATATAAATAGACGTATATGTAATAAGAGCGCCCGTATGCTAACACGTAATACATGTAGTACGTGCGCGAGGTGGCAATCACGTAAACCCAATATTTAGGCGGTGAGTTATGAGAGAGTCAAAAATTGAACAACACTTGGTGAGAGAAGTAAAACGGATCGGTGGGCAAGCGCCTAAGTGGGTGTCACCCGGCAATCGAGGAGTACCCGACCGAATCGTTATTCTTCCAAATGGCCACACGGTGTATGTCGAGATGAAAGCACCTGGTAAGCCACTATCACCGTTGCAGCGGAAATGGTTTAAGACTCTTAAACAATTAGGACATAAAGTTTATAAAATAGATTGCAAGGAAGATATAGATAGCTTCATAGCGGAGGTGAAGTAAGGTTGAAGTATAAACCACACCAATATCAAGAATACGCGACACAGAGGATAATTGATACACCCGCTATTGCGCTTCTGTTAGAAATGGGACTTGGTAAAACCGTATCTACACTCACAGCTGTAGACCTTTTACTGAATGACTATTTTGAAGCAGGACGAGTGCTAGTGATAGCCCCGCTTCGAGTGGCAGATGACACTTGGGCGAGAGAAATAGAAAAATGGGACCACCTAAGCCATCTTAGAGTTTCAAAAATATTAGGCAGTGCAGCACAAAGAAGAAAAGCGTTGAAAGATGAGGCGGATATATACGTAATCAATCGTGAAAACGTCGTTTGGCTAGTGACTGAACTCGGTACAAAATGGGATTTTGATACGGTTGTAATCGATGAGCTTTCCAGTTTTAAAAACCATCAGTCCAAACGCTTTCGAGCATTACGGAGAGTAAGACCGATGATTAAAAGAATAATAGGGCTTACTGGTACCCCAGCACCTAACAGTTTAATAGATTTATGGCCACAAATATATTTACTTGACCAAGGACAAAGGTTAGGAAAAACCATAACGGGGTACCGTGATCGGTTCTTTGTACCGGGAGAACGTGACGGCCATATTGTTTATAAATGGCACCAAAAGAAAGAAGCTGAAGATAGGATTTACGAAGCGATATCCGACATAGCTGTAAGTATGAAAGCAGAAGACTGGCTTGACCTTCCACCTAGGATTGACCGAACTGTAACAATAAAGCTAAATGACAAAGCGCAGTCTCTTTACAAAAAGTTGGAGAAAGAACTTTTACTTGAATACCAAGATTCAGACGTTGTTGCTACAACAGCAGCTGTACTTTCAAATAAACTTTTACAGATGGCTTCTGGAGCTGTGTATGACGAGGATCGTGGAGTGAAAGAGATCCATGAAGCTAAACTTGATTCACTTGAGGACACCATTGAAGCAGCAAATGGAAAACCTGTGATGGTGTTCTATAACTTTAAGCACTCCTTACAAAGAATTCAGAACCGTTTTCCAGAAGCAAGGATATTGCGAAAAGGAAAAGACGGTAACGAGGATATTCGAGCTTGGAACAATAACGAAATCCCTTTGCTACTACTCCATCCGAAAAGTGCCGGACATGGATTAAATCTTCAAGAATCTAACTGTCAAACCGTTGTATGGTATGACCAAATTTGGAGCCTAGAAGAGGACCAACAGGCTAATGCGAGGGTACACAGACAGGGACAAAGGCAAAGCATTGTTGTGTTACGGTTAGTAGCAGAAGGAACGATGGACGAGGAAGCTGTTGCGGCTTTAGACAGGAAAGCTGATGGCCAAGAAGCACTTATGCAGGCTGTAAAAGCGAGAATTGAAAGAATTAAAGATGAATAGAGGTGAGTGCGTCATGCTAAAGTTAAGCCCAAAGGACTTAGAGGTCATTACAGAAGTAGCCGTAAGAACAGCGCTTGAACACCTGGAGCAACAAAAAAAGGAACAAGAGAAAAGGAAGTATGACCGAAGGTTGAGAAACATTAAATTATTACTGAGAAATTACCGTTCTTTCGTAAAGCATTGTGAAGATGTTGAACAAGATATCGCAATTCTTGATGAGAAGTTAGAACTGGACGATATCGATACAGATGAATTTGCGATTAAGAGTATAAAAAGGTCTAAAGAACATACCTTGACCATGGTTAAATACATGAACAAAATGCTTGAAGTGTATAAATTTATGTGTGAAAAATCAAATAATACAGAAGAGAATAGACGGTATGAAATAGTGTATGACATGTACGTCTCTAAAGAAAAATTCACTGCAAAAGAAGTTGCGGAAAGGCACTTTCTGCATTTAAGAACCGTTTATAAAGACATCGATAAAGCTTGCGAAACCTTGGCGGTGTTGATGTTTGGGGTAGACGGGTTGCAATTACACACATAGCAAAAGTAGGGCACTTCACAGGGCACTTTGACCGTGTTACTATGATAGTGTGAAATAATTGTACGTAACCACATAATCTTTTTTAAAAGCACTCTCTGGAACGTGTTAGTGGACAAGCACTAACTCTATGAGGGTGTTTTTTATTGCCGTTTTAAAGTTTTTGGGGGTGCTTCTGAATATAGGGGAAGTCAAGTGCATGAAGAGGCTGGCGAGAGATGCACATAGTCTATTTTAGTTACGGCTTTGTAATACGCGGTACGAAGCTAAATCCTAGGTAGTAAATAAGATAGGCGAAAACCCGTAAGGCGAGTTGTGGTCGAACCTTACAATAAAAAACGCTGCTGTCATACCACAATATGACACAACCAGCTGGACCAAGCGAAGGGTTAGAAGGTCCGGCTTTTTTTTATACACACAGGAGGCGTCCATCACTTAAATTCATAGACTGTATCTCGTGATGGTTTCTCTTGGTTGGTCCCTAGTTCTGATTTGCGCCGATTTCTTCCGAGTGATGGGCGTTTTTCTGTGTGTATATTTATATTTTCATGCCTACTACGTGTAAGTGGTACACAGATTGAGGTTCGAACCCTCTAGCAGGCTTTACCTAAAAAACTTTAGAGGAGGTGGCGCTTAAATGGATTACTGGATAAGAATTGCAGAAGAAAATGGAATAACACGTAAGCAATTTATGAGCAGGATTAAAGAACAAGGATGGTCTCCAGAAAAAGCGGCCACCACTCCCATTGAAATACATAAACCGTTTAAACAATCTGAACAAAATCAACACTGGATTGAGTTAGCAAACAAAAATGGAATTAACTATAAGAATTTCTTTCAAAGAGTCCAACGGGGTTGGGATCCTGAGAGAGCTGCAACAGAACCTGTCAGAAAACCAAAGCCAAAGAGTATTACGAAGTGGTATCCGGTAGCTGAGAAGAACGGGATTAGCCGAAGTATTTTTCTAGAAAGAATTCGTAGCTATCATTGGTCACCTGAAAAGGCTGCTACTACTCCTTTGAGAAGACAAAGTGACGAGTATAGGCATTGGTGTAAGATAGCTAGAAAGAACGGGCTATCCGCTAAAGGTTTTTGGTGGCGTGTAAATGAAAAATTTATGTCTTTAGAAGAAGCGGCCACAACGCCAGTAACCCCTAATGAAGAGTGCGTTAAACGGGCTAAAGAAGAAAGCTTAGCCTTAATCGAGGTTACAAATGAACTAGCCTTAAAAAACCCCAATAACCCTAAGTATTTGTTTAGAATTACACCGCACCACCGAGAAATAGCAAGGGAAAATGGAATTCCAGATACCGCATTAGAAGCGAGGGTTTACAAACATGGATGGACTGTTCAAGAGGCAATAACAAAACCAGTTAGAAAAAATGACTTAGAACAACTTGATGGGTACAAAGAGTATCTCGCATTAGCTAAAAAGAATAACATTCACCCACAAACTTTTAAACACAGGGTTGAAATAGGGTTTAGTATGGAAGAGGCTGCAACGATCCCAACAAATGAACTTCGTAAAAAACGTGATGACCAAGAGTGGATTGAGTTAGCTTTAAAAAATGGCATTAAGTATACAACTTACATCCAAAGAACCAATCTACTTGGATGGACACCTGAACAGGCTGCGACTACACCGCCGTTAGCACCTGGACAACATCTGAACGAAGAGAAAAAGCAAGCTGCAGTAGAAGGCTTTAATCGATTTATGGGTAAAAAAGAGAGTGGGGGTGAAAGAGATGCCCAAGCAGAATAAATCTTTCATGCCTTTATCTGAAGATGAAAAAACAGAATTAGTAACCAAATACGAATTTGTTGTAAATTATTACGCCTATAGATATCGGTATTTAGACCTCGATATAGATGACGTCAAAGGTTGGGGGTATTTAGGATTAGTCCATGCCATAAATAAATACGAGTTGAATCGTGAAGAGGACTTCAAGGGTCTAGCTTTTTATCACGTAAAAACAGAAATTTATCGCGTTTATTTTAAAAAAGGTGCTAATAGATCTAAGAAGACGACTAGCTTGAATAGTGAACTCTTTGATAATGGAGAAGGTAGTATTGAAAATACTTTAGCGGATGAAGACAGCCTACTTTATTTTGAAATTAAACAAATTGCAGAAGAAGCATTATTCGAAGAGTCCAATCTTTTGAAAAAAATAAATATGGATTATTTATTTACTGCAAAAGAACTGGGTGACTTATCGAAAGAATATAAAATTCAAGAGGCAAAGCTTAAAAGAATATTGCGTAGAGGACAAGGGTTAATTAAATCCCACTTATACCAAAACGAAATCATCGTCGATTATGCTTCAAAGCCTACAGAGGAACGAAAAAAGAAGGAAAAAATCATCAATCATAAGGAAATACCGATAAAGGACTTCGGTAAGATACGTTATTTATCCCGGCACTATTCCAATGTATTGCAGGAAAATGATATCGCTATTTTATTAAATACGAGTGCCTATATGGTTCAACAACTACTGGACTATCCAACGTACACGTATCTTACATCAAAACCTGACAGTAGCATTAAGGAAAAGGCAATGAGGTATATCAAAAAGAAATACCCAGAAACGATACCGAGTGAAGTAACTTGCTATAAAGAGGTATATGCGTAACAAATAAAATCGAAGGGTTGGTAAAAATGAAAAAGAAATTCGTAATAATTCTTGTAAGTATTATGGCGATTATTTTGGTGGGATGTACGGAAGCGGATACCGTGTCACATAACCTTTCAAAATCTGCTGATTCATTTGAGATACAGAGAAGAGTGGTCTTTTTTAACGGTATAACCGACAAATATCTCCTTACCATTGAAGGCCTATGTTCAATCGGGAATAACGATAAAGAAGGTAGGTTGAGCGTAACTTGTAAAGTGGGCGATGATTCATACAAGAAACATTATCTCGGATTAAGTGACAATGTTAGTTTTTTCGTAGAACAAACCGATGCATCATATGCAGACCCATTCCATTACCGTGTGTTGTTCCGACCGGAATCTATCATTCCTGATATAGATTTGCAGACAAGCAAGTAGAGAATGTCGCAGAACGATTAGAATATGAACGCGTATAGACAGCTGGAATACCAGGTGTTCTTTTTTATTTTTATGGGAGAAGGTGATTCTATGAAACTATCTGATCATCTTAGCAACGAACAACGAGACCAGATGAACTCTATGAGAAAAAGTAAGCCAAAACCCCAGCAACCTAAACCCAAAAAGAAGAAAGAAAAAGTAAATTGGGCGGATCTAATGGGGATGAATCGCGATAGGTTTTGCCGGGGTAAAGGCGGAGCCATGAGGAGGAAGTAAGTGGGGACCAAAGTGAAAGTTGTGTGGGGGCCACCTCTTAGCGGTAAGACGACCTTTGTCAAAAAGCATAGGAAAGATAATGACCTGACTTTTGATTTTGACGACATCATGGCCTGTCTTACTGGACTACCTTATCAAACGGCTAACTTAAATCTTGTTGCTTACGTCGTAGACATTCGCAATCTAATTTTAGTTAGGTTACAAACTGAAACTAAAATAGATACAGCTTACATCATAACAACCTTCGTAACAGACGAATTAAAGAATTTGTTAAGATGCGCTGATGTTGAGTATGTGAAGATAGATACACCTAAAGAAGAATGTTTGAGGCGATTAGAGGAAAGCAATCGAACGGATAAAGAAAAGGTCTTTAAGGTAATTGACGATTGGTACAGAAAAGATGTAAGGAAACCACAGGGGAGCTTTAAGAGGAAAGGACCCTACGAAGGTAAGAAGGTTAATAAGTTCTACACCTCAACGAAATGGAGAAGCAAACGAATCGCAATCTTGAAGAGAGACGAGTATCAATGCAGAGAGTGTAGAAGGTATGGTAAAGCTACACAGGCTGATATGGTTCACCATGTGTATCCAATGGAGACACATCCGAAGCTTGCATTCAATAACGATAATCTTATTAGTTTATGTAATAGATGTCATGAGAAAATGCATAATCGATTTGATAGAGGGTTTACGGATAAAGGTAAAGAGTGGATGGATAGATTAGCAGATAAGTTAATCCCCCCTACCTAAGATTTAAAAATATAAACCCTAAGAACCGTTGGAGTTGGAATTTTTTGTGACTCCGAGTACGTCGAAAATATTTTTTTTAGGAGGTGGAGGCGGTGGCAAAAGTCCCATCTAAGGAAACAATCAAACGTCGAACGATTGCGGACATGAAAGAACTCGGTACGCATAAAACTCAGTATAATCGCATGATTGACATATATTCTGAATTGGTTCACCAATATTTTAGGCTGAATTATGAGTTTGAAGAAGGCGGCTATCAATACGAATCTTTTACGGCTGCAGGCGGTGCAAAAAAATCACCGATTGTTGCAACCCTAGAGACGTTAAGAAAGGACATTTTGGCATACTCCGACCGCCTTTGCCTGAACCCTAAATCATTTGAGACGGTTACCATAGAGACTGAACAAAAATCTAAACTCGCAGGGATGTTGAGCAAATTAGAATGAAACACAAAAACTACAAAGTGGTAATGGAGTATGCTACCAGTATCGTTAATAAAGAAAAAATCGCAGGCAGGGAGATAATCCAATCCTGTGAACGGTTCTTAAGTGACCTGAATAATAAACAGTATGATTTCGATCCAAAGGACGCAGAATTTGTTATTCAAATAATTGAAAAAACCTTTGTCCATGACCAGGGCGAAAGGTTGGACGGCACTCCATTACGTGGAGAGCCTTTTTTATTGGAGCCGTGGCAAAAATTTGTGATTTACAACCTATTAGGTTTTTTCCAACGGGGATCTATTATCCGTAAATACAAAGAAGCTTTCATATTCCTTCCTCGTAAAAATGGAAAGACAAGATTCGTAGCTGCTCTTTCTTGGGCGCTAGCTTTACTGGAGAGAAAATCCGGCTCAAAAATCTACATCGTTGGGGCAGCGTTAAAACAATCGTTACAAAGTTTCAACTTTATTAACTTTAACTTAAATCAAATGGGTGAAGCGGGTAATTTTAGGATTTTAGATAATAACCATGGCCACTTCATCGAAGGTGATTTAGGGGATGGTTCATTATACATCGAAGCTTTAGCAGCTAACCCGGATGCCCAAGACTCGCTCAACTGTAACGTAGCTATCGCCGATGAGTTGCACGCCTATAAAACACCGAAGCAATACAACATCATCAAGGAAGCAATGAAGGCTTACACAAACAAGTTAATGATTGGGATTACAACAGCTGGGGACGATATGACGAGTTTTTGTTTTCAGCGTTTGCAGTATTGTAAAAAAATATTGGACGGGGTAGTTAGTGACGAAGCATATTTCGTTTATATCGCGAAAGCTGACGAAGATGACAAAGGTAACGTCGAATATACAGACCCTGTTCAACATGAGAAAGCCAACCCAAATTACGGTGTGACGATTCGTGCGGAAGACATGATTAATGATGCTCTTCAGGCCCAAAACGATCCACAACAAAGAAAAGATTTTTTAGCCAAATCATTAAACATTTATACGTCAGCTATGAAAGCTTATTTCAACATCGATGAATTTAAGCTGTCTGATCGTAAATACACGTGGACATTGAAAGATTTAGTAAAGTTGAAAATAGATTGGTATGGCGGGGCCGACCTTTCTAAAATGCATGACTTAACGGCAGCTGCTTTATACGGGAATTATAAAGGAGTAGACATAGCAATCACACACGCATGGTTCCCAATCGTAGCGGCGACTAGAAAGGCCGAAGAAGATAACATCCCGTTGTTTGGATGGAAAGATGATGGCTGGCTCGATATGTGTAATACAGCAACAGTAAACCATTCAGATATTGTGAATTGGTTCATCCGTATGAAGAATATGGGCTTCAAGATAAAACAGGTAGGATTTGATAGAAAGTTTAGTCGTGAGTTTTTCGTAGAGATGAAAAAGAAAGGCTTTTCCATGGTAGACCAACCCCAGTACTTCTATAAAAAGTCTGAGGGGTTTAGAAGGATTGAGAAGAAGACAAAAGACGGACAATTTTATTATTTACATTCCCAAGCATTTGAATATTGTGTTCAAAACGTCTCAGCTATTGAGAAAACAGATGATATGATTCAGTACGAAAAAGTCATGCCTGAACATCGCATTGACATATTTGACGCGTCTGTTTTCGGGGCTATTCGAATGCTTGAAAATATAGAGAAATCAACAAGTGCGAACCAATGGTTGAAAGGGGGTTGATACGGTGGCTAGGAAAAACAGAAATAAGAGTAAAATCAGGTCGGAACCGCAAACACGATCAAGTATTGGGCTATTTATGGGTGGAGATGATACATCCATTTCAGTTTCTGGATACACTCGACTTTCGAATAACCCTGAAATAAGAACAGCCGTACACAAGATTGCAGAGCTTATTAGTACAATGACCATCCATCTTATGGAGAATACTGACGATGGTGACATAAGAGTAAGAAATGCACTAGCTCGTAAAATTGACGTTAACCCGTACCGGTTAATGACAAGGAAAGCTTGGGTTTACAATATCGTCTACACCATGCTCTTAGATGGAAAGGGGAATAGCGTTGTCCACCCTAAAATAAAAGGCGGGTTAATTGACGACCTGGTACCACTCAAACCTTCAGGGGTTAGCTTTTTTGATACAGAAGATGCTTACGAGGTCGTGTATCGAGGACATAGATACAGCTACGACGAAGTCTTGCATTTTACCATTAACCCTGACCCTGAAAGGCCGTATATCGGACAAGGCTTTCAAGTAGTCTTGAAAGATGTTGCTAACAACTTAAAGCAAGCTACTAAAACTAAAAATAGCTTTATGTCTGATAAGTGGAAGCCTTCTATTATCGTTGCAGTTGACGCCATGACAGAGGAGTTAGCAAGTGAAGAAGGGCGAGATGAAATCTTAAAGAAATACATTTCAGAGACAGGCGGTGGCAAACCCTGGGTTATCCCAGCGGATCTTGTCAAAGTCGAGCAGGTGAAACCATTATCGCTTAATGATTTAGCGTTAAATGATTCCGTACAACTTGATAAAAGAACGGTGGCGAGCATCATAGGAGTGCCGCCATTTTTTGTTGGGGTTGGAGACTTCAATAAAGATGAATATAACAATTTTATTAAGTCAACGCTGCTACCTATCGCCAAAGGAATGGAGCAAGAGCTTACTAGAAAGCTTCTTTATTCCTCAGAAATGTATTTTAAATTTAACCCACGTTCCCTTTATGCTTACGACCTTAAAGAACTAGCGGATGTAGGCTCTAACTTATATGTACGAGGGATTATGGATGGTAACGAAGTTAGAGATTGGATTGGAATGTCTCCAAGAGAAGGATTATCTGAACGAGTCATACTCGAAAATTACATTCCAGCGGGCATGATTGGGGACCAAAAGAAATTGAATGGCGGTGATAAGGATGAGTAAAATCTACGCTATCGATTTTGATGGAACTCTTTGTGTGAATAGATACCCGGACATAGGCAGCCCTATTCAGGAAACTATTGATTTTGTAAAAGACCTCAAAGAAGCTGGGGACAAAATTATCCTTTGGACCTGTAGAAGTGGAGAGTTGCTCGAACAGGCGGTGGAGTGGTGTGAAAATGAAGGGCTTACTTTCGATGCTGTTAACGAGAACATACCTGAAACCATTGAGAAATACGGCAATGACTGTCGGAAAGTGTTTGCAAACTACTATTTAGACGATAAAAATCTGTTTCTTGAAGGTAACGAGGTACGAAAGGCGGTGAGAGATTTGAGTGATAGACTTGGAGAACGGCAGACTAGAAGTGTTGTAACAGATTTGAAAACAAGAGCTGAACAAGATGGGGCTATGGTAATTGAAGGTTATTTTGCAGTTTTTAATTCTGAGACAGAGTTATGGCCAGGAGCATTTGAAGAAATAGCCTTGGGAGCTTTTGATAATACACTCAGTAATGATATTCGCGCCCTAATCAATCATGACACCAGGTTTGTTCTTGGCCGTAACAAAGCAGGCACCCTAGAACTACGTATCGACAGCAGAGGTCTCTGGGGGAGTATCAAGATTAACCCTAACGATTCTGACGCGGTCAACTTATATGAACGTGTGAAGCGCGGTGACGTAGATCAATGTAGTTTTGGCTTTAATGTTACCAAAGAAGAAACCATTCACCGTGAAGATGGCAGCGTGAAGTGGGTAATCCAAGCTATAGATTTACATGAAGTTTCAGTGGTTACCTTTCCAGCTTATGCTGACACAGGGGTGCAAGCACGTAAGGCTGAATTAGCCCAGCATAAACAAAGGCAACTGGAACAAAGAAAACACAATCTGAAGGAGAGGTTAAAACAATGGCATTAAAACAAATCATGTTGGCAAAAAAAATTGAACAGAGAAGTGCGTTATTAACGGAGCTACTAACAAAAGAGGAAGGTTTTAAGACCCGTTCTGCTGAGCTTGAGTCTGCTATCGAAGAGGCAAAGACCGATGAGGAGATTGCAGTAGTTGAGGAAAGTATTACTAAGCTAGATGAAGAAAAAACAGAGTTTGATGAAAAGAAAAGCAAACTTGAAGGTGAAATTGCTGAGTTAGAAGGCGAACTTGAGCAGCTGAATAATAAAGAGCCTAAAAATACACCAAAGCAAAATGAAGAAGAGAAAGAAAGAACACAAAAATTAGGAGGCGGAAGTATGAAAAGATTTAAATTTTTCGGTGGTATGCAACGTACTCAAGCAGAAGAGCTAGTCAAACGTGATGAGGTTCAAGAATTCTTAACACGCGCTCGAGGCATTATGCAAGAAAAGAGATCTGTTTCTGGTGGGGAGTTAAATATTCCAGACGTAATGTTAGATTTATTACGTGACAATTTACACCGTTACTCAAAGTTAATTTCACGTGTATCTTTAAAACCTGTGACAGGTAAAGCTAGACAGAATATCGTAGGAACAATCCCAGAAGGTATCTGGACTGAAATGATTGGTAAACTTAATGAGTTAAGCATTGCTTTCAATCAAATCGAAGTGGACGGGTATAAAGTAGGTGGATACATTGCTGTTCCAAACTCACTGTTAGAGGACTCAGATATTTCGCTAGCCAATGAAATCATGGATATTCTAGGGCAAGCAATCGGTTTAGCAGTTGATAAAGCTATCCTTTACGGTAAAGGCACTAAAATGCCAGTGGGGATTGTAACTCGTCTTGCTGAGACTTCTGAGCCTTCATACTGGGGTACAAATGAAAGAGAATGGACAGATCTTCATGAGTCTAACCTTCTCCTAATTGACCCAGCAGCAACCAAGGACGTAGATTTTTATAAAGATTTGATTTTAAAGCTAGGAAAAGCAAAAGCTAATTACAGCAACGGTTCAAAGTTTTGGGCGATGAGTTCAGATACGTTTGCAGCATTACAAGCTAAGGCTCTTTCCATTAACGCTGCAGGCGCCATTGTTTCTGGACAAAATAACACGATGCCTATCGTTGGCGGGGATGTAGTAATTCTAGACTTTATTCCTGAGAATGTGGTTGTTGGTGGGTATGGCTCACTTTACTTATTAGCAGAGCGCGCAGGCGCGCAATTAGCGCAATCTGAACACGTACAATTTATCGAAGATAATACGGTATTCCGTGGGACTGCTCGATATGATGGCCGTCCTGTTATGGGAGAGGCATTTGTTGCAATTAACATTAGCCAAGAAGATTTAGAAACACCACCGTCTGCAACAGATGTGACGTTTGCAGCTGACACTGCGAACGCTTAAGGGGGCGAAAGCTAAATGGTTACGGTTAAAGTATTAAGGAGTTTCCTTGATAAACAAAACAAGGTCATCCAACCAGTAGGCAAAACCATTAACATCACAGAAGAAAGATTTCAAGAAATTACTTTGGTAGAAGGGGATCCACTAATTGAGTTAGTGGAAAAAGGTGAGTCTAATGAAACAGACTCACCTCTTAAATCCAACGTCAAGGACATAAAAAAGAATGTAACCGCTGACCTTGGTAAAGATGTCCTTGGACTGCTTCTTCAAGAGGAAACAGAGAGTGAGAATCGTAAGGGAGTCATCGATCACATCGAACAACTTCTAAAAGAGGTGGAGTAGATGAATGTTTTATCGGTTATGGAATTAGTTAAAGAAAGACTGGGTATCCGTTCAATGGTAAGGGATAACTACATCGCGGCCATTGTTGAAGGTGTTATTACGGAGCTTGAAGATGAGAAAGGAGTTGTCCTTGATAAGGACAATTCCAGTCATCTTCTTTTTTGTGTGGATTATGCTACATGGCGTTATCAAAGTAGAGATAGTGAAGGGTCGCTACCTAGACACTTACAGTTCAGAATGCACAATCTCATTATCCACAATGGAGGTGCTAAGTCATGACATTTGACCATGAATTAACGCTTATAAGTAAATCGTATACTACAAATAGTATGGGTGATACCATTCAGGAAGAAACGGAAACCTTTATCTTATGTGATGTTAAATCTGTTACACGCTCTGAACACTATTCAGCAGCCGCCCATGGGTTAAGACCTGAGTTAGTTTTCGAGGTTAATAAATTCGAATATGCGGGTCAAGATGAGGTAGAATTCGAGGGTAGGCGGTATAATGTAACCCGAACCTTTGCCCCTAGTAAATCAAAGGGCGTAGGGGAATTCGAAAAGCTAGAACTTGTGTGCCAAGGGGTGGTTAATAATGGCTCTTCCTAAATCTGTCACCAAGATCCGTAAAGACGGTGTTGAATTTGTATCTAACGTAGACCGAGCAAAGTATACGATAGCGGAACTAACGAGAGCTGCATTACGTGACTGCGCTAAACTTATTCGAAAACGAATGATTGAGAAGCTTAAACCTTTACGAGGTATGAAGAGAAATAGGCGTTTATATAACTCAGCGCAATATTGGGTCCGAAAAAAGGACGCAGATCTCCTTATCGGTTTCAAACATGACACCTGGTACGGTGCCCATCAAGAGCTTGGCACAAAAGGGCAACCTGCAAGAAACATACTCCGAAGTACAGTAATGGAAAATATAGATGAAATGCAGCGCATACAAGGCAAGTATTTAAGTGCTATTGAAGATGAGAACCGAGCGCTAGGTTTAATAGCTGAAGAAGAATATAAAAGTGGAGAGGGGCCGGAAGATTGATTAAACTTCGAAAAGAGCTACTGTCGCTGTTGAATGCTCTCCATCCACGTGTTTATTATCAAGACGCCCCTGATAACGCCCAGTATCCTTATATTGTTTTCGATTTCCCTACGAGTAGCTTTGATGGCGGAGGGTTAGAGGTAGTTACAGTGGATATAGACGGATGGGCGCGTCCCAAGGATGGCGATACCACTGAATTAGAATTACTAATGGAAAAAATCAAAGATATCGACAAAACAACGTGTTCAAATGATGGGTTTGCAGCGACATTTTATTTGGAGAATAGGCTTGCTTTAACGGACGATGACAAGAAAATCAAAAGAAGAAAGTTTATTTTTCAAGCCAGGGTGTTTGATAGATCATAGTTTTCTGGATTGGGTTACTATCAACAGATACCAATAATGGTTACTACATACGTAATAGTCACTACAATTAGTAACCATTATTGGTCTCCATTATTTTTAGTCGGGGAATTAGCATTACCCAATTCCCCCGATAGGTAAGCCCACAGATTTATAACCTATGAAACTTGATATATCAAGGGTTTTAGCAATAAAAAGCTAGCTTCCCAGCCGACAATTACCTCTAAATTCAGACGTTTTAACTCGAATCTCCTCTTGAATTATGCCTATAACAATGTCTCCATAAGTCACCATAATTAGTTTCCAACATTAGTTACTAATGGCTACAAACTGGACAAGAAAAAGTTGTCCCAGTTCACCTAGCTACCAAGGTAGTGAACCTCACTTGTGGGAATCCTATAGTACCAAGTGTTTCAGGAGTTCAAAACCGACCTTCCGTTCCGACTAATTACCCCTACAAAATCCTTTTTGATTCGTTTTTTAGCCGATAAAATCAGGAGTCAAAAAAGATTTTTTAGCAACAGTTTTACATACTCCAAAAGTCATCATAATCAACATCTGGATCTAGTTTTCTTAAAAACTTTATTATCTTATTGGCATTCTTCATTGTAGGAACGTTCTCGTCATCATTACAGAGTCTACTTATAGTCCCTCGGCTTAATTTTGTAGCTTTTTCCACTTCAATCTGGGCCACACCGTGGCGATCCAACCACTTACCTAATTTAGACCTCTTCTTTCCAAGACCAAACCAATCCATGACTCCTTATCCCCTTTCATATACTGTTTGTCCCCATTTATGTCCAAAAAGTCATGTTTTTAAACGATGTTAGAAAAAATTAATCATTTGCAGAAAAAATTGACATAGTGGACAAGCGGTACCTAATACCATTTATCAAACAGAAAAACTTCCGAACGAAAAGCCAACACTACCCCCGTTTTAATGTCCGCAATGGCTTTTAAACGCTACCGAGAATTTGACCGTTCAGCAGTACCGTTTTGAAGTCCTGCGCGTCATTTTAAACGGACGCAGGAAACCCCAAAGGCGCAGGGGTTTCCGAGAGTATTCTTGCTACCGTTCGAGAGGGACTATTCTTTCAGAATACTAAAGAAGAGGTGGTGCAGATGTTTTTTGAAATTGGCTCCTCTGTTGTTATGGCAGGAGTGGCCGGATACACATTTTTATACCAGTCAGGAAATGCGAACGACAATTCTAAAATTCAACGCATTGCAGCCAATTCGGGGCTTACTGTTAAGGAGGGAAAGAAAACACGAACCATTCAATTGTTAAGGAAAACGAAATATGATTGGGGTTTTGAGTATGTTTATCGAGTGCCTTTAGGTTTGAGTTTCTCGGATTTCCAAAATAAACGAGACCAGCTTCAGGATGGACTTAACAACAAAAGTAGTTTGCTAAATATCACATTGGATGACGTTTTGACCATTGATTTCAAAAAAGATTTGTTGCAGCAACTAAAAGACCTTTTCAAAGAAAAAAAGTCTCAAAAGGAAATTGAGTTATTTTATGATGGGGCTTTAAAAATACGTGTGTACAGCAAGCTGATGCCAGAAGCCATTGAATGGGATGAAACATTACTGGAGAAGTGTAAAGGATGGAAAGTACCAATAGGCGAAACAAGAGACACCTTTATTTCTCACGACTTTGAAAAGACCCCTCATATGCTCGTCGGAGGCTCTACAGGAGGGGGTAAATCTTCTTTTCTTGATATGGTGATATGCCATCTACTAAACAACCAAACAGAAAACGTGAAATTCCATTTAATTGATTTAAAAGGTGGCGTAGAGTTTTTTAGATTTAAAGATTGCAAGCAGGTCGTAAGTTATGCAGAAGAGCCAGATGAAGCATTGCAGTGCTTAGAGTCAGCAACCAACAAAATTAAAGAGTTACAGGAAACATTCAGGAAAAGAGGTGTTCGAAACTGCAAAGAAGCTGGGATAAAAGAACGACATTTCATAATCATTGACGAGATTGCGGAGATTTCTAGTGCTGACGAACCCGATAAAGAAGTAAAAAAGATAAAAGAACAATGTGAGTATCATATTTCTCAGATAGCACGGATCGGTAGGAGCCAAGGATTTAGAATAATAACAGCTACTCAACACCCAACACAAGATTATGTTCCGAAATCGGTAAAGCGTAATTCAGATGCCCGTCTATGCTTTAGAGTGAGGGATGCAGTCGCTTCTAAGGTTGTTTTAGATACAACCGGAGGAGAGTCATTACCAAAGGTTGTGGGGCGTGCGATATATCAAGATAAAGGGGAGAATACCACTGTTCAGCTTCCATACTTAGAGACCGGAACAATGGATAAAATGACACATCCTCATATTGTCATTAGAGCCAGAAAGGAAGAAGGCAGCACGAAGGAGAGTGACAAGACGAATGGACAGAATCGTAAAGAGGGAGCAACGGGAGGAACAGATACTCTTGTCATTGAAGAAACTGAACTATCTTAGCCGTTCCCAACTACAGCATATGCACAGGTTAGGGAGTGACCGGAACGCTAGAAGGGTTCTACAACAAATGGAACATTACCTGTCCTACTTTAGAGATGGTGAGAAGATATATTATCTAAACAAGGAAGGAAGGGAGAGAGTTAACTGCAATAAAGTTAGAAAGAAAGTAGCCCAGGTTCAACACTATCTCATGAGGAACGAATTGTATCTCCACCTTGGCCAACCGGTTACTTGGAAAAATGAAATGAGAGTTGGCTACAAAGATCTAGCTTTTGTTGTTACAGATGCCTTGTTCCAGAGGAATAACGTTTACCACGTCGTTGAAATAGACCACCTGCAAAAAATGAGTAAAAACCGCATTAAGATTGAAAAATATCAGAAAATCAGACAGAGACTTAGTTTTAAAATGATTTGGGTTACCACAACAGATTATCGTCGAAAGCAACTAGAGAAGTTGTGCGAAGGGTTAGATGTTCAGATTTACACTATCAGTGACTTAACATAAGGGGGCGGTTTCTATGTTTTATCAACCAAAGGTGCAAACGGTAGGAAGCATTTCAGATTTCTTGGCAAGAGATGATATGAGAGTAATAAAAAGCGCAGTAAAAAAGTTCAATAAAAAAGCAGAAGCCAAGGGGTTAAAAGCGACTCTGACCTCGCTTGCAACCGGGGCAACTGCCATAAGCATATCAAATAAAATGTTTACATCAACAGCATATGCAGAAGGACCTGTGGAGTATGTCAAAGGAGCAGCAAAGGAAAAGATTGTAGAAGCGTTTATGCCACTTGTTGACATGATACAGGCGCTTTCATATCCGATTGCACTTGTAATGCTCACTGGTGGAGCGCTTATGTTCATGATTAATCAAAAGGACAGAGGTATGACCTTAATCCAAAATGCAAGCATAGGCTATATTCTTGTTCAGCTCATGCCATTACTCATGCAGCTGCTTGTAGGTATCGGAAATACGGTTGCGATGGCTGCACCTTTTACACTTTTAATATAAGAGTGGATTTCGCTAAAAGAAGCGACATATAATGTAGTAAAGAAGATTACAAAAATGTGTATATGGTGAATAGGTGTATCAGTATAATTGCACACCATATACACAAAGTAAAACCGTTGATACTATTAAGTTTCAACGGTTTTAAATTTTGGGGAATAGTTGAATTTGAAACTGATCACGTTTTGTCCAATCGGTTTTTCTTAAATAAGTCGCTTTATCAAGTATGGTTTTTAATAAACGGTTTTTCTTTTCGATATCGTCTGTATNGGTGGAGCGCTTATGTTCATGATTAATCAAAAGGACAGAGGTATGACCTTAATCCAAAATGCAAGCATAGGCTATATTCTTGTTCAGCTCATGCCATTACTCATGCAGCTGCTTGTAGGTATCGGAAATACGGTTGCGATGGCTGCACCTTTTACACTTTTAATATAA